ACTCACCAACGCCACCGCCTACAAACTCATCCGCGGTGTCAAAGTACCTCAGGACTACCCGGAGACCGAAGACGGCTGGAAGAACGACGTAATCTCCTTCATGGAGGTCGCGATTTGGAAGGGCACTAAACGCCTCGCACAGACTGGGATGGATGAGATTGATAGTCGCACAGTTCCCATCTCGGTGGCAATCTTGACCGACAAGCTAGGGATTATGAAGGGCCAGCCGACCTCAATTCACGCCTCTTTAACGGTAACGACGACCCATCGAGACCTGATGAAGGAGCTCAAGACTGGAAGCAAGTCTGATGCCATCGAGGTCGAAACCAACGAAGAAGTCATGCCGGACGCCTCGTGATGCCTGGGCACATTAACTATTATATTTAGTTTAGCTGACCTAATGAACGATTTAAGCGCAGCTAATGGCCAGGACGGGGGGGAGGGGGTCGGCAAAACGGCGGTCGGTCGGAAGGCGACGCATTCTCCAACAGAAAAAAATCCCGCAAACACGCCTCTGCGTCAGTCCCGCTTCTCTGCTCGTCAGTGTCTGATCTGCTCCAAGTCGTTCGTGCCTGACCGCGAGACGGGACGGTTCTGTTCCGAGAAGCACCAGATCGAGTGGACCAACAGTCAGCCTGAGCATCCGGTCATCCCGAAGGTCAGTTCGCAACATCCCAGAGCATTGGAGTTACGTGACAAGCGGACGCAGTTGGTGCTCCTGGAGAAGGCGGATCCTTACACGTATGGCTTCGTCCCGGACCACTGGGAGATGGCGAACCGTGTCTGGTCGGAGTGTTCGGAGCTGCTGATCTCTGGTGGCAACCGAGCGGGCAAGACGCTATGGGCAGCCAGGCGTGTGGTGGAGACGCTGTTGAGCAAGGAGAACGTCAACGTCTTGTGCTGCCATACCAGCAATGCGACGTCAGTCACGGTGCAGCAGCCTGCGATCTACAACTACTTGCCGGTGAGTCTGCGGGCGACGAAGAAGGGCAAGATCCACTACCTGAACTACAGCCGGAAGAACGGCTTCACGGACGGTAGCTTCATCTTGCCCAACGGTAGCAGGTGCGACTTCCTCAACTATACGCAGTCTGAGAACACGATTGAGGGTCGGGAGGCGGACCTGATCTGGTGCGACGAGCTGGTGCCGCAGAGCTGGGTAGATACGCTGAGGTATCGGTTGGTGACGAGGCGTGGAAAGCTCCTGGTGACTCAGACTCCGCTCGAGGGTGTGGCTAGCGTGTACAAGGAGTTCACTGGTGGGGCTGCTATCACTGAGTGGGGCGGTGGTCAGATGTTGAAAGGCAAGCAGGGTCTGCCGACGTGGCCGGTGGGCAAGGCGCCGCGGGTGATGCGATTGGAGAAGCAGTCTAGGAGCACGGTCTTCTTCTTCTCTGAGGACAACCCGTACAACCCCTGGGACGAGATGCGTTCCAAGCTGGTTGGGGCTCCGATGGGCCAGGTGCTGACTCGAGCGTACGGCTGGGCTTCTGACAACATCGGCAAGGCGTTTGCGAGGTTCAGGCCAGAGACGCACTGCATACCCAGAAGCAAGATTCCGGATGGTGGGACCTTGTACATGGTCTGCGACCCGGCGGGCTCCAGGAACTGGTACTGCCTGTGGCTGCTGGTCTACGAGGACGGTCGTAAGGTGGTGGTGCGCGAGTTTCCGGACTTCACTGGGTACGGCGAGTGGGCACTGCCATCAGAGAAGGCGGACGGGAAGCCGGGGCCAGCGCAGACGCTCGAGGCGGGTCGGAGTGTGGTGGAGTACCGGCAGTTGTTCCGATCCATCGAGGAGGAGATTGGGCGTGGGGAGCCGGTGATGCGATTGATCGACCCCAGGGCAGGTGGAAGTCCGGCACTCAGCGAACAGGGTGGAACGACACTGATTGACTTATTGGCCGAGCCTAGCGATCAGGATGATGGCATGGCGTTTCTGCCAGCCCCGGGTGTGCCGGTGGACCAGCGGACGGCGGCGATCAACTCGGATCTCAGCTACGACGCGACCAAGCCGATGACGTCACTGAATGAGCCGCGGCTGTATGTGGTCGATGATCTGCACAACCTGGTCTGGTGCATGTCAGAGCACACTGGTCGGGACGGGCAGAAGGGCGCCTCGAAGGATCCGATCGACTGTCTGGGGATGCTCCTGGTCAGCAAGGTCGAGCACATCGGACCGCAGGGTCTGCAGAGCTGGGGCGGCGGCACGTACTGATGGAGATTGATTTTCTAGGAACCGAACCCATTTACAGAGTCAATGATAAACGAAGTCAGCTACAAGAACTCCGGCGACACGATGGCGCACGTCGGTGAGGAACCGAATGTCACGGCACTGACCGAGGAGTTGAGGCGTGCGGCGACTGACTACGGCATTGGCTCCAGGGTGGAGCGTGTCGAGAACACGAGGTACTGCCGCTGGCCTGGACAGTCTGAGGACGGCAAGAAGTGGAACGAGAACCAGACGCACGGCAAGATGGCGTTCCCCTGGGACGGTGCCAGCGACACTCGGATTCCATTGGCTGACGAGGTGGTCAACGGACTGGTCGACGTGTGCTCCACGGCCTTCTGGAGGAGCATGCTGCGAGTGGCCCCGACGAACGTGCGGAGTTTGGACACTGCGGTGACGGCGCACAGCCTCATGGACTGGGTGATGAACCAGAAGCTCTACACCGACATGACCCGAGAGGTTGAGCTCTTGAGTCAGTACCTGTGGACCTATGGTTGGGCGGGCGTGCATGTCTCGTGGCAGCAGGAGATCGGTCAGAAGGAGCAGTACGTCACGGTCGAGCAGCTCATGGCGATCGCAGCGCAGAGCCCGACTGGCAGTGTATTGGCGGACCTGCCGAACCTTCTGGCGAACCCGGAGGCAACTGATCAGTTGGCAGAGCTCCTGATGGCTGCGTTCCCGAACCTGAAGAAGCGCAAGGCCGTCAAGTGCGTGCAGGACCTGCGTGAGGAGGGCGAGTGCGAGATCTACGTGCCGACGCTTGTGAAGAACGCTCCGAGCATTGCCGCGTTGGCGCCCTGGGACGAGCTGGCGTTCCCTCCGGAGACCACTGACATCCAGAGTGCTCGAGTGGTTTTCCGCCGCTGCTACATGACCGAAGTGGAAGTCATGCAACATGTGGAGACCGACGAGTGGGATGAGGAGTGGGCCAAGCAGGCGATTGCGACCCGGGGCAAGTTTTCCAACTTCTCGGACTTCACTTACACGATCGGGCTCACCAACAACGCACTCCTGGACCGAGAGAACCTGGTGGAGGTCGTGTATGCCTACCAGAAGGCGCTCGATGAGGACGGTGTTCCGGGAGTCTACTGCACGGTGTTCTGTCCGCAGGTCGGCGGCGCCTGGGGCAAGTTCGAGTTGATCGACTACGAGCACGGTCAGTACCCCTTCGTGGTGTGGCGTTCGGAGATGATCCACCGGAAGATTGCTGAATCCCGTGGCGTCCCGGAGATCTGCAGCACCTGGCAGAACGAAATCAAGGCACAGCGGGACTCGATCTTCGACTACACGAGCCTCAACACGATTCCTCCGATCCAGGTACCGAAGACTCGTGGTGGAAATCTGCGACTCGGGCCTGCGGTTCAGATTCCGGTGCTGCGTCCGGGTGAGATCTCGTTCATGGCGCCGCCTGCTAGGGAGCCCTCGGTGGCCTTCAACCTGATTGCATCGATCCAGGAGCAGGTGGACAGGTACTTTGGTCGGCCTACCGAGAAAGTGCCTCCTGCGGTCACCCAGATGCGGCAACAGAGGCTCGTGAACAACTGGCTGCACGGCTGGACCGAGGCGTTCCGACAGGTTCTGACGCTGACTCTGCAGTACGTTGGTCCAGAGGAAGTGGCCCGGATCACCGGAAGCAACGTGGCCCTGTCGACCAACATTCAAGATTTCGACGTTTCCCTTAAATTCGACGTTCGGGAATTAAGCACCGACCTGGTGACCGAGAAACTGAAGGCCCTGGCGACTCTGGTTCTGCCTCTGGACTCGGTCGGTGTCGTGGATCGGACCAAACTGGTCGGCCTGGCGTTGCGTGCAGTCGATCCGACGTTGGCAAACGAGCTTATCATGCAGGCTGGACCGGCTAGCCAGAAGATGTTCGACGAGACGAACGATGAGATTGGACTGATGGCGCTGGGCAATCCTCCGAAGTTGCGTGAGAACGATCCGACGGCTCAGGCCAGGCTCAACTTTGCCCAGCAGATCCTCCAAGCGAATCCGAAGTACCAGCAGCAGGTGCAACAGGATCAGCTCTTCCAGGCCAATTTGCAGAAGTACATCGAGAACCTTCAATTCTCAGTCCAACAGCAGCAAAACGCGGTCACGGGACGGCTGGGAGTGACACCTGGAGCACAATCCCAACCGCAGTGATGGAGAGTCAGAACATGAACGAAGAGAAATTGAGGGAGGCGCTCTCGGGCCATTCTCCGGACGATCCGATAATCAGGGCGATCACGCAGATCCTGGTCGGCATCATCGACGATGAGAGGGATATGGCCATACAGCCTAATCTCACAAACGAGGCTCGAGCATTTAACTGCGGACGAGTCGCTTCGGTTATCGATCTTGCAGAATATTTGGAAGTGCTAGGATGGAAAACATCATTGACTTCTAGAAAAACACACCCATCAGACGGGTAACTGGTTTCTGGGTTCCATAAAAACCCTGACTAATAGCCCGACTTGCAGGGCCTAAAACGCATGGAAGCAACAAATACTGGGGAAGCGACACCCTCCCAAAACACGGCGCAGCAAATCAACCCGCTCACCTTCGACGAGTCGGCGTTGGCAAAACTCCTGAAGCAGAGGTTCTCCGAGCCCGAGCAGAAGGAAACAGTCGAGGAACAGGAACCAGCGTCCGCGGGTGCGGAGGAGCCGGTTGCCGAGGGGTCAGCGCCCGAGACTGCTGAGAACGGTGAGGAGACGACCGTGGACGAGTCCGGGGAGCAGGAAACTGTTCCGCAACAAGAGCAAGAGGACGATGAACCGGCTGGAGTCCAAAAGCGCATCAACAAGCTGGTGGCCCAACGTAAGGAGGCCGCAGCCAAGGCGGAAGCCCTGGAACGCGAGTTGAATGACGCCAGGACCAAGCTGGAAGTCCTCGAGCAGCAGGCATCTGCACCGCAGACATCAGTCGTTGCCGACAACCCGTTCGCTGACATCTGGGACGAGACGAAGCTCAGTGATGAGTACCGCAAGGCCCGTGAACTGAAGCGATGGTGCGAAGACAACGCCGACGGCTGTGAGATTGGTGGGAAAGAGTACAGCGCGGAGGACATCAAGAGCATTCGCCGCAAGGTGGAAGACGCACTCGATGTTCACATTCCGACGAGGCACCAGTTCCTGAACAACTACAAGCAGATCAAGCCAATTGCCGAGGCATCGTATCCCTGGTGGAAAGACCGATCGAATCAGACGTACGCGGAGGCGCAGCAGGTACTGAGGCAGATGCCGCAGCTTGCGAGTTTCCCGGACTATCAACTTGCGATCGGTGACTTCCTGGAAGGACGAAAGATGCGGATGGAACGAGAGAAGAGCGCGAAGGTGCCAAAGGCTGCCGTCAAGGTGGCTCCAAAGCAGCCATCAGCTCCGAAGGCGAGTCCAGTCCGCACTGACAAGTCCACCAATGACGCTCTGATTGCGAAACGAAACTTCCTGAAAACCGGATCCAGTGCCGAACTGTCGAAGTTGCTTCAGAAAACGATTCTCAAATAAGGAAACACTATGCCACTGCTTCAGCCCAACCAGGTAAACCAGAACTCCTCCGGGTCTGCCATTCGCGAAGATCTCGCGGATTACATCGCGATTGTCGATGCGAAGAGCACCCCCTTCACCAGCCAAGCTCCAAAATCGAAGGATTTGGGAAATATGCGCTTCGACTGGCAAGTTGACTCGTACGGCGCCCCGGTTCTTGCCGGTGTCGTTGACGGTGCCGACGTGACTGTCTCCAGCGCCTCGAACCCGGTCGCCAACCGCGCTCGTCAGTCCAACTACGCTCAGGCGTTCCGTCGCGACCTGCGGATCGGTTTCATCGCCGAGACCCAGAATGTCGCTGGTGTGAGCGACGAGCTTGCGAACGGCATTTCCAAAAAACTCATTGAGCTCAAAAGGGATGCTGAGGCGACGTTCTGCTGCACCAACCAGGCTGCGGTGATCGACAACGGCACCAACGCCTATCTCACCTCGTCGCTTGGTAACTGGCTGACTGGCACTCCGGCTTCTGGATCTGTTGGTCTGCCTGCCACGTACTCGGGCGGTGACTACGGTCCTGCTTCCGGCGCTGTGTCGACCACGACCACTGCCAACCTCACTGAGAGCACGGTCCAGAACGTCCTGACTGCGATCTATGGCGCCACTGGCACCTACCGCACCTACGACGCGATCGTCGGAACCACTCTGAAGCGCGCCTTCACGAACCTGACGGCTGGCGCTGTCACGAGCACCGCGAACAGCAGCAACATCGCTGCGACCAGCGTCCGGACCTTCAACCAGGATCTGAGCTCCGACACGTTCAAGTCTTCCATCGATATTTTCGTCGGAGACTTCGGCACCTTGGTTCTGCACCCGTCCGTGTGGATCGGTGGAAAGACCAGCACTGCTTTGACGACTCAGGCGTTCAAGGGCTACGTGATCCCGATGGACATGGTCGAGGTCCGATATGCCAAGTTGCCCGAGGTCAAGGAGCTCCCTGATGCTGGCGGAGGCCCGGCCCGGTTGGTCCAAATGATCGCGGGACTTGTGGTGAAAAACGCGCAGGGGATGGGCATGTTCAACGGCGCGACCTAATCAATCACTCAACGGGGAGCATCTGCCAACGTGGTGGGTGCTCCCCTTTTTTCTATACACCAACATGATCGACAACGTACTCGACGGAATTCCTGAACATCTCCACGGAGCAATCCTCAAGGAGCTCAAGACTGGCTATCAACGCGAGATGGTGAACGCCGAAGTCCATCAACGCCGGATCGCCAAGCAGTCTGAGCAAGTCCACAGATCCATCGACGGCATCGGGCAATTGCGGATGCGAGTGGACCCGACGCTCTACCATCACTGGGGACAACAGCTCGGCTATGAGTGCTGGCGCGACAAGCAATTCCTCCGCGAGGTCGAGCGCGACAATCCGGAAGTTCGAGTGAAGTCAGGTGGAACACGCTTGCAGGTCGGCTATTCCGGGACCAACAAGAGGTTCAGCAAAACGTACTGATTTATGCCGCAGCAGATCATCAACATCGGAACAACCGAAAACGACGGGACAGGTGATCCGCTGCGTGACGCCTTCGACAAATGCAACGACAACTTCACTGAGCTCTACGGAAGCGGTGGCGGTGGAGGTATCGGTGGCAGCACAGGTGCCCTGGACAACGCGATCCTGCGAGCTGACGGCACTGGTGGTTCCACGCTTCAGAGTTCCGGTATCGTCATTGCCGACGGTGCATCTGGAACACTGAGCGGAACCAATAGCGGCGACGTCGCACTAGCAGGCACTCCGGACTACATCACGATCGCGGGGCAGACCATCACTCGCAATCAGATCGACCTGGCCACTGACGTCACTGGGAACCTTCCGGTCGGGAACCTCAACAGTGGAACGTCAGCGAGCTCGTCGACATTCTGGCGTGGCGACGGTGTATGGGCGACTCCTGCTGGAGGTGGAGATGTTGCTGGACCTGCCAGTGCGACAGACAACGCGATTGCCAGGTTCGACGGAACGACTGGAAAAATCATCAAGAACTCGGCTGCGACTGTTGCAGACACGACCGGGGACATCACGGCTGGCAAGTTCAACGGCGTCACGATCAGCGGATCTGGAACCATCAGCGGGTCCTCGAGCGGAACGAACACAGGCGACCAGAACCTGTTCAGCACGATTGCGGTCTCCGGGCAGAGCAGTGTGGTTGCTGACAGTACATCGGACACGCTGACCCTGGTTGCTGGATCGAACGTCACGATCACTACGGATGCCACGACTGACACGATCACGATTGCGGCTTCAGGAGGCGGTGGCGGTGCTCCTGTTGGCGCTGAATACCTGGTTGGCGCTGCAGATGGAACGCTCACCGCAGAACGTGTTGTCGCAAGCTCGACCAGCATCACTGCCAACCTGGGGACCGCTGGTGCTGCAACCTTCGAGCGTGCTGCTCTGACTGGTGATGTCACTGCCAGCGCAAACTCTAACACCACTACGATTGCAGCAGGTGTGGTCGACACATCGAAGCTGGGCGGTGACATCACGACTGCCGGAAAGGCTCTGCTCGACGATGCTGATGCTGCGGCTCAACGGACCACGCTCGGACTTGGAACCCTGGCTACGCAGAACGGAACATTCTCTGGAACAAGCAGCGGCACAAATACTGGTGACCAGACAATCACGCTGACCGGGGACGTCACTGGATCTGGCACTGGATCCTTCGCTGCTACGATTGCTGCTGGTGCTGTCAGCACGTCCAAGCTCGGTGGCGACATCACGACCGCTGGCAAGGCGTTGCTGGATGATGCTGATGCTGCAGCGCAGAGGACGACGCTGGGGCTTGGCACTCTTGCCACACAGAGCGGTACATTCAGCGGGACGTCGTCAGGCACCAACACTGGTGATGTCACACTGGCCTCTCCAAATAGGTATCTGTCGCTTGCATCTCAGCAGATCACGGCTGGACTAGTCGATCTTGCGTCGCATGTAACCGGGGATCTTCCGTTCGCGAATCTAACTCAAGCAACTGGAGCCTCGGTTCTTCTTGGGCGCGGTTCTGCTTCTGGTGCAGGCGATTTCCAAGAGATCACGATCGGTTCTGGTCTCTCGATGTCCGGGACGACGCTGAGTGCTTCCGGAGGTGGAGGTGGAGGCTCGACCAACGTCTGGATTCCGGCCGCTCAGTGGATTCCTCGGACGACGACTGGTTGCGGCATCGATTCGCGGGAGTTGTCCACCAACAAGGTCAACACCGACGAGCTCCTGTTCGATCCAGGTACCGACGAATTCGCCCAGTGCATGATCGTGATGCCCAGTAATTGGAACGCTGGTACGATCACGGCGCAGTTCCATTGGACCGCCTCTACAGGTTCCGGGGACGTTGTCTGGGGGCTGTCTGGCAGGGCATACGCAAACGACGATGCACTCGATCAGGCGCAAGGAACGGCTCAGACAGTCACTGACACGCTCACCGCGATTAACGACCTAGAAATCAGCCCTGCTACATCAGCCATCACTCTTGGCGGTACGGCTGCGGCCGGAAACCCAGTGATTTTCGAGGTGTATCGAGACGCAAACGCGGGTGGTGATACGCTGGCAGCAGACGCTCGTCTTCTCGGAGTGGAAATCACCTACACCGCAGCGTAATGCACAGACGGGCAAGACATCTCAACGCGGGCCACGCAGGAGCAAGCGTTTATGCAGACGCCAGGTATATCACCGGAGTAACCAATAACACACGAATGCTATATTGGTCACCAGCAAGATGGACTGACCTATCAGGAAACGGCAATCACATAGTTGGTACTGGAGATAGCATAAGAGATCCTATTTATATATCAAGCGGATCAACCATTTCTAGTCTTCCTGTCGTAAGATTCATCGTTCCAACATTTGGTAATATAACGGCTGCGTACGGCTCCAATGATTTCAATGTAACGCAAAACAATTTATCAGCCGTTGTGGTCGCGTCATCAGCCTATGGGCTTGACGGAAGAATACTTAGTTTCAATCAGACATCCGTATCAGACCAAGCTGCAACTGGTGTCGGTGCGTTGGTCGTGACCAACGGAAATACAATTTTGTCTTCGAGAAAAGATAATGTTCTACTGAACAACGGACCCCTGACTGCCAATGCCCCATATGTAATGTCTTTTCTTTTGAATGGGTCGTCGCTGTACAACTTCCTGAATAAGAGGTCATCAGTTCCATTTACCGTATCGTCCACCTTAAACTCAAACCAAGTGTGGTTCGGCACTGACAGAGCTCAGGCTGGAAATTCGCGCTGGTCTGGAGACATTGGGTGTGTAGCAATTTTCAAATTCAGTATCAGTGATGCTCTTCGACTTAGAATCGGAACGTCTTTTGCAACAAAATTCAAAGTGGCGTTTGAGTGATTATGAATTATTTATCGTACCTTAGCCAACTCCGCTCCGAGACCGACCCGCAGATCATCGCCACACTGCTCCGCAAGGGCTGGGTTGAGGCTCCACCGCCGCCGTACGATCCTGCGACTGAGACCTGCCAGTGGGTGGACGGTGCTTGGGTAGTCGCTCCGATCGTTATTCCTGTTCCGACCGAGGTGCCGATGTGGGCGCTGCGTGAGTCTGTGATGTCTGCCGGTGAGATGTCCGCGATCACCAACGCACTGAACAGTCTGCCAGAACCGCAGAAGTCGATCGCCTGGAACCGCTGGGAGTACAAGGAGAGCATCGTCCGCGACAGCCCGATCATTCTGCAGCTTCAGTCCATGCTGGGGTGGAGCGACTCGTTCGTGGACACGCTGTACAAGAACGCAGCGGCGATCGCTCAGAAACCAAACTGAGAACTTGCAAGACCAAAATTCCAGGACCAAAGGAGACGAAGCATGAACGTCGGAGCAAACCTACAACTCAGTGGCGAGTACGGCGGAAGGTACCTCACCAACGCATCCGGAACCGTGCAGGGCAACTGGTACCAGCTTGAAGCGGTCGGCGCCACGGTCCTGGGAGCGGTCACGAGCAACATCGTGGACCTGCCTTCCGGTCTGAACCTGGCCGCGGGTCAGACTCTCAACGGTGTGTTCACGAGCGTCGCAGTCACCTCCGGAGCAGTCATCGCACTCAACCGAAGAAGCTGATGAACGTCGGAGCCAACAGACAAATCGCCGCGGAGCTTGGTGCCAGGTACATCGACAATACCTACGGCAAGATCTTCGGCGACTTCTGCTTCATCACGGCGGTGTCTGCTGCGACGCTCACGGTGTCCGGCAGCAACATCACGGATGCGACCTCGGTGACGCTGGCCCAGGGACAGACCATCCGTGGACGGTACACTGAGCTCACTGTCAGCAGCGGTGCGATCATCTGCTACAACTCGAGGGGTGAGTTTACTCGTGGCGCCTACACGACATCGACATTCCCCGCTGACGACACTCTCGACTGGGCTCAGTTTGGTAATGGCATCAGTCCCCCAGTCCTGATACCAAGCGGAACAAATGCCACATCTACACTTGGGAAAACAATAAATATCACTTCAATACGATCAGAAGGATTCACGACAGGAGACTCATATTTAGTAAGGCAGAGCTACCTCGACACATCCACTGGGCAATATGTAGACAATACATGGCGTGGCGGAATGGACTCCGACACCGTTTGCATCATGTCATCTGTAAACAAACAGATAAATCTAACGTTTCCATCTGACATACGCGGAGTTGGATTTCAAGTTCAACAAAGCACATTTGGAGTGGGATACATAAATGCAAAGCTAAAAAATTCATCAGGGAATCCAATAAACACTCAGTTCGCATACGGAGATACGCAGGGTCAGGTAAAAATTGGAACTGCAGCATTCGTTGGATTTGAGTCATCCGTTCAAAACATACGGTCTGTTGAAATTACATGTTCATCAATAAGAGTTCCAGCAACACTTGTTAACACAATAAGGAACTATAATTTTGCGGTCGGAAAAATATACATCAAAACATGAGCTATCAGTTGGACCAAAGCTGTGTGTTGGTATTTCCTCAGTCTTTTATCGGCGACACCCCTGATCCGAACGGTGTCATCGAGGCTGGCATGAGTGCGATCTACACCGCAAACGAGGGCACTCCGAACGAGGTGAACTGGATCAAGACAACTGCTTCAGGAAACACTGGCTGGATCTCGAATCGATGAACATCGACAGCAACCACAACGCGAACCCCATCGGGATCCTAGCGGCTGCCGGTGCTGTGACGCTCGCCTCTCTCATCCCAACGCTGACCATGTGGTTCCAATTCGGGACTGCAGTTATCGGCTTCTCTCTCGCGGTCTACGGTGCCGTGCAGACCGTCAAGAAAATCAAAGCTAACAAGTCCAAAGAATGAACGACTCTATCAAATCCCTGGTCCGCCACATCCTCTCCGCTGCTGGTGGTTTTCTCGTCGCCAAGGGCCTCGTGTCTGCTGACCAGCTTCCCGAGATTGTCGGTGCTGTCCTGACTCTCATCGCTGCTGGGTGGGGCATCATGTCCAAGAAGAAGAGCGCCGAATGATCGAGCAGGTCGTCCTGGCACTTCTCAAGTTCATCGAGTCACTCCTACGCAAGGATACGACGGTTGAAGATGGAAAACGCAATCCGGGCCTTCGCGACAAGCTGCTCGATCGCATTCGCCAGCATGAACAGCGGGTGCGCGACGCGGGTGATCCTGGTGCCCAGCGGTGATCCTGTTCGACTAGCAGAGCCTGTCCGGGCCAAGGTGTGGGTGATCGACGCAAGTGGGAATCAAATCAAGTCTGCCAACCGCGTGACGCTCCCAGAGGGGTGGTACGCATTACCCAAGGAATAACATGACTCAAATCATCAACGTGTTGCAGCCCGACGGATCGATCCAGGAGATGTCCTGCGATGTCCAGATCGGAAGCCTGACGTGCGACGACGGATCGACTGTCCAGTGCATTGAGCTGCAGATCCCTCAACCTGAGCCTCCGGCTGAATGATCAACTACAAGGGCGAGAAGTTCGGTGGCTACAACAAGCCCAAGCGCACGCCCGGTGGTCCTAAGAAGTCCGCGGTGCTCGCCAAGGAAGGCAACCAGGTCAAACTGGTCCGCTTCGGTGATCCCGACATGTCGATCAAGAAGCACATCCCGGAGCGTAGAGCCTCCTTCCGCGCCCGTCATGGCTGCGACAACCCGGGCAGCAAACTCTCCGCGAAATACTGGTCCTGCAAAGCCTGGTGACATATGGCCAAGACCGTCTCCTATTCCTACGTGCTGCAAAAAGCCTGCGAGCTGACTGGTCGCACATACCCACCGACGACTGAGGAGGCATCGTTCTTCCGGACGTTCATCGGGTCTGCGCTTCGTCAGGCATGGGAGGCGTTCGACTGGCCGGATCAGACCATCGTGCAGCAGGAGTTCTTCGCTCCGACCTATTCCGCGTCGACTGCCTACGCTGTGGGGGACGTGGTCTACTTCCTGGTCGAGGAGAAGTACTACCAGTGCGTCAACGCCTCCGGAAGCACCGGGAACAGTCCAACAACTGGCGGACCACAGGGGACTCTGAACGCAACATACTGGGCAGAAGCCAAGCCCAACTACAGCAACACCGATGGAGGAGACTGGTCGGCAAATAGCTCCTACGCGATCGGCGACATCGTTCTGTACCCGGTCACTCAGCAGTACTACCAGTGCGTCGCGACTCCTTCGATCGGGACGGTGCCGACCAACACTTCGTTCTGGGGCCTGCTCAATCCGTTCTTCCGATACGTGTCCAAGACGACCAACCCGGACGGGACAACCCGGACCAACGAGCTCGGTGAGATCTTCGCGGTCTACATGAAGGATCCCAGGGCGGTCTCGATGCAGAGCCGGAACGTTCCGTACGCCTTCGACAGTGACGGGATGATCGTCCTGGACCAGGTGCCGTACGTCTGGATTGAGGTTCGACTGTTGCCTCCGGTCTACACTGCAGACCCATCCACGATACCGTATCGGTTCAGCGAGATCTGTGCGTACCGGGCGGCTGGTCAGATGCTGCGAGTGGATGGCAAGGTCGACTTGGGTAATGAGTTCTTGCAGCTTGGCGAGTCCGCCCTATCAGACGAGGTAGACAAGGTCGCGAGGCAGGAGATGCAGGTTCGCCAGATCATTGTTCCGACACGCTAATGCCAGACATCCAACAACTGGTCGGTCAGGACGATGGGTTCGTCGGAATGAACTCTCGACTTAACGCTGACTTGTTGCCTCCGGGCTATGTGTCGCTGGCCATCAATCGGCGCTTCGAGGACAAGAACATCAAGAACCGCTGGGGCGTGGTGCGTCCGAAGTGGGGTGGCCTTTGGGTCAACGGGAGTTTCACTGCGAACGCCACTGCGAACAACTCTGGGATCGGATCTGCTGTCGGTCTTTCGCAGGTAGAGGTCAACACGATCCTGTCCTGCAACGAGGTCGGGAATCAGCTCGTCTTCAAGAACGGGACCAGGCTGCTGTCCAAGTCGCTCGACAACACCAACGCGGTGATGAGCACGAGCGCGTATGCGTTCACGAATCCGAACCCGCAGACGTTCAAGTTCTACTCATCGACTACGGCGATCTCAGACATCGTTGCTCTGCTGAAGTACCGGGACAAGACCACCGGCAAGCAGGCTCTGATCGTCGCATCAAACCAGTCTCGGTCTGACGGTGGCCAGGGACGAGTCTTCCTGGTCCGCCCGAACCAGAGTCACCTGGAGATACCGCTGAACGGGCACGACTTCTACGACCGGGTCAAACTCATCCAGAGTGGCGATGCAGTCGTGATGCTGCGTCCCGGACCGGCGAGGTATTACATCAGCGGAATCGACGTAAACGGTACGACGGACACCATAACGCTTAACGTCACGCCGGACCTGCAGACAGGTGATCGAGTCGTCGTCCAGGCAGTCGGCAGCACTCCAAAGCCTCTGTGGGTCAGTACTACATCGGTCGGCGAAGGGTTCGGGCTATATGTCAACGTGGTCGGCACTGCGGTAACGCTTCACCTCAACAAGGCGAGTGCTCTGACGGGCGCCAACAAGCTGAACCTGGCAACTGGGCTGACCAGCTCCAACAGGTACTACATCGAGCTTCAGAACAACACGACGAGCTACGACATCACGCAGGGTCTCGAGAGCTTCCAGAACGACGGTCTTCCACTGATCATGGAGGCCACGTACAGCCTCGGGAACGACGTCCAGGCCATTGACGCTGGGTTCAACCGGGTTCCTTCCTCTCGATCGATTGTCTCGGCTGATGCGACTGACGACACGGTGACGGTTCCGAACCACAACTTCGTGGCTGGAGATCAGGTCGAGATCCTCAACAGCACCGGGGGAGGAGTGTCGAATGGCATTTATTACGTCTTCCCGATCGACTCCAACACGCTTCGGCTGTTCCAGGGTGACACCGAGGAGACCGACTCACTCAACAACGCTGAACGGGCGACCTTCACTGCGACGATCTCGAGTGGGGCTGTCACCGGGGTCACGATTAACAACCAGGGCGACGGGTACCTGACGGCTCCGACGCTGACATTCTCGAGCGGGACTGCTTCTGCGACTGCGACGATCACGGATGGCAAGGTGACGCACGTCTCGATCGTAAGTGGCGGGTCTGCGTATGGATCAGCTCCGACGATCACGGCCTCGATGCCGAACACGTTGGTGGACATCACCGCGTCGTTCACTGCGACCATCAAGAAGTCGAGTGCTTCCGGTGCCAGCATTCCAGCAGGCCGTGAGGGGCTCTACTTTCAGAACCGACTTCTGATGGTCTACGGAGCGGACTTCCTAGCAGTCTCTGATGTCCTGGATCCGCTGCACTACCAGCAGGTCACGAACGACTTCAAGCTGAACACCGGCAGCAACGATCGAGTGGTGGCTATTGCAGCCTTCAATTCGACGACGCTCGTGGTCTTCAAGGAGCGGTCCGTGCTGGCAGTCGAGAACCTGTACGGGGATCTCGGGACTGTCCGCCTCACTGAGGTCACGCGTGAATTCGGATGCGTTGCGCCAAACTCAGTGGTCAACACGGGCTCCGACCTGATCTTCCTGTCGCAGCGCGGAGTCATCAGCCTCAAGCAGACGGAATTCGGAATCTCTCAGTCGGTCATCCTGCCGCTCTCAGACAGTGTGCAGAACCTTGTCGACGACATCGATGAGACCAACTGGGAGAAGAGCTGCGCTGCGTATTTCGACAACAGGTACCTGCTGGCCCATCCGACTGAAGGTGGCGACGGAACCAATGACCGAGTGTTGGTGTACAACTTCCTCAATCAGGCGTGGGAAGGCTACTGGAAGGGAGAGCTACTGAACCCGAAGTTCTTCGAGAGGGTTGTGGTGTCCGGTACCGAGCGGCTGGTATTCGCGGACGAGTCCGGGTTCATCCACAACTTCGACAAGAACTCCCTGGCAGATCGGAATTCCACTGGGACGTCCTATGAGATCGAGACTCGCGTTGAGTTCCGCGGATACAATGCCGACGCCGTCGAACACAAACAGTGGACCGACCTGCACCTGGAGCTCAGGAACTGGAACACGCGCTACGATATCACGGTGGACTACGATGGAGTCTCCGAGAGCAATGACGTGGCCACAGATGTCACGAAGGACCGGACCGTCTACTACAAGTACGGCTACAGCCCCTACAACACGACGAACATCAACGACAACTTCCTCACGTCATACCGCCAGGACTACTCGACGCTGCCGGTGCTGAGGACTGGAGAGAACGGATTCGTTGCCGGTCTGCATCAGTCGTACACACACAAGGCTAGGCTCAAGGGACACGCATCTGCTGCTCAACCGATACTGACCACCGACCGAGGATCGCTCATCGTCGCCAACGTCAAGATGGTCGGGATTCCTTTCAGACTCTACGGTAAGAACGACGTCTAACACACTATGCCACTCTTCGTAACAGTCACACCGGGCACGACCGTCACCAACTCAACGACGATTGACGCCACGACACTCAATCTGTTGGGCACGCCGTCCATCGACGTGGTTGGCACTGTGGATGGCGGGTCGCTGTCGCTGTCTCCTGGCTCCGTGAACACCAACGAGCTAGCAGCCAATGCTGTGACCAATGCCAAGATGGCGACCATGGCTGGGAATACGATCAAAGGTAACAACACTGGATCTTCATCAATCCCGCTGGACCTCACCACGACCGAGGTCAAGAACATGCTGGGGCTGAATCCTGCTGGCGGATTGGAGACCAGTGGATCCAACGTCCAGATTGCCAACAGCGGCGTCACCTACGGCAAAATTCAGAACGTAGCCGCCACATCACTGATCGGAAACGCAACTGGTTCGGAAGCGGCTCCGACTGCAATTTCGATCGGAACAGGTCTGTCGTTTAATGGGACAACACTGAACGCAACCGGAAAGAGGTTCGATGTGTTGCTTGATGGAAGCGCGAATCTCAGTGGTGGTGACAGATACATCTCGCTGTATTTCACCGGAACAGGAAGGCCAGACTATAGGATTGGTCTGTGGTGCTTCCCGTGTCGCTATGAACAGTCTTACGCGATCTTCAGCACCGACTTCATTCCGACGAATTACGCGGTGGCTTTCACACTGCCACAACTATACTCACCTGCAGCATTCTCCGGAATGAAACTACAGTGGGCAACAACGCCGACTGGAACATGGTACGATGTTGATTCCGGTTTCGATATGCGTGGAGCTGCAAATTCTCACTTGAGATCGACGGGTTCCATATCAATCACTGGAACTCCTTCTGTCGTCTATTTCAGGCTTCAGACTGTGAGCCCAAGTCCAAATCCAGATGCCGTGTTGTACATTGTAGGATTCACACTTTCACTCTGGTGATCCAGCCCATCGCACAGTACCTGCGGAAGAAGCTCTCGAAAAACTTTGTCAGGTGGACTGACGAGGCCCTCGAGGACTACGTCATGTTCCATGTGGAACACGAGCAGCTCCTGGCAGTCGAGTCGAACGATGGGATCCAGGCAGTCATCATCGGCTGGCCAACTGAGGAGCGACAGGTCGAGAAGTTCTGCTGGCAGGAGCCCACGAAGCACGGTCGGTTCTGGTACTGGGATCAGGTCTGCGCGGAGACTCCAGAGGCATTCATGGTCGGCATGTCGCAGGTCTTTTTGCGTCGACCGGAGTCTGTGCAGCTCCCCTCATTCGGCGTACGGCACGGCAAGATTCGAGACTTCAAACCAGCAATTTTGATCTACAAGAAAGGCAACGAGATCTATGGGCACTGATGTAGAAGCACCAGCACCTCGCAATTATGGGCAAGAGACCCGGGAGACACTGCAGGCGCAGATTGACCTGACACCGGCACGCTATGCGGCTGAGGCTGAATACGCGCCACGATTTGCTGCACTGAACGCGCAGATTGCACGTCAGCTTGCCCCTGAGATCACCGCGATCTATGGGCAGATGGCGCCGGAGCTGGCTCAGACCGAGGCCAAGGCCCGTGGCATCTCGCGTGCGGCTGATATCGGCGACATCGAGACGCTGGGTCCCCGTGCCCGAGAAGCGATCCGGGCATCGTCACCGGAGGCTGCGAGGCTTGCGGACACGATGACGCAGCAGGCTCAGTCTGCACTGTCGGCTGGGTCTAGGCTGACCCCAGAGCAGCAGCGGATGGCCCAACAGCAGACTCGTGCGGCCTATGCTGCTCGAGGACTGGCCGAGAGTCCCCGGGGTGCCGTTGAGGAAGCGGTGCGGTCGCAGCTCATGGGTGCTGGACTCCAGCAGCAACGCCAGCAGCAGGCCATGGGCGCACTTGCGGCGGAGCGAGGAGTCTACGGTGACGTCTTCCAGCAGGTCCTTGGACGTCCTTCGCAGGCGTTCGGCATGACTCAAGGTGCCTTTGGTCAGGCTCAGGGCATGGCTCCGGGAATGTTGTTCAATCCGGAGAGCCAGTACGCCGCGGACATCTATGGTAGCAACGTGCAGCAGCAACTGGCGGCTAGGACGGCTAGTGCGGCCAATCAGACGGCTCTCATCGGTGCAGGAATCAGTGCTGCCGGATCAATGGGATCACTATGAACTACGGATATTCGCAGCAATACCAAGGCGGATTCGGCAGGTATGCTCCAGCGCCGTATCAGGCACCTTCGATTCCAGCATCTCAACAAGGGACGTCAGCTCTTGGGCGATACGCTCAAGGTCTGGACAAGCAGTACGGTCAGATCCAGTTCCTCAAGGAGCAGGGGTTCTCTGACGATGAGATCCAGCAGAAGTTCGGGCTGAACCCTAACATGGAGCAGGGGATTATGGGCCAGTACGGTGGCCTGCTGAATAAACGGGACGAGATGAAGGAAGACATCATCTCCGGAATTGAAAGCGGAGCTAAGTGGACAGGAAACCAAATAGCTTCAGGAGCAAAATGGCTTGGTGGAGCACTGTGATCACCAAGTTCCAGCGATGTTTCGGGCTCCGGCTGTTCCGGCTCTTCCGCTGGCAGCTTGAGATCTGGTTCTGTCCTGCAGGCGAAGTCATCCCGCTCCACACTCACGAGCAGTGCGACTCCCGCATCACGCACTGGCTGGGCAACGTCGAGTGGATGATGGGCGCCAAACGTCGGACACTCTCGACCAGAGACATCGGTTGGACTCGTCACGTACCGGCAGGCTCGATTCACGGTGCCAAGGTCCACAGCTTCTCGATCTTCAGTAACCTGGAGAGGTGGACTGGTCGGCCATCGAGTGCTGCAATCGACTTCGTTCCCGCATGAAAATCTTCATTCTTTGCACTGCCAGGAGCAGAAAAATAGAACGGACATCTAGTCTGACGCTGGAAACGATCCATGTCGGATTCCCTGACACCCATGTTCACGTCGACTTCCAAGGTGATTGGGCAAGGTCAGAAAGAATAGAAGTTGGAGGAGTTCATTCTTCGACTGTTTTCCAGAAACCTAAAATTCACGGCGACTGGATCAAAGGGCTGGTCTATTCGGAGGAAAATCCGTTCGTCATTGCAGACCCAGACCTTGTGTTTTTCTCTAGGTTCCCGATTGAAAAGTACATTGGCAACGCATGGGCTGGCGACCTGACTCCTTCGTTCAACTGTCCAGTGGCAAAGGCCAGGACCGCATGGAGATTTCACACTTCGCTTCTATTTATTGATCCGATTCGACTTCGACTAGAGATCAGAGACTGGAAGGCAAAGGTAGAGGCCAACCAGTTTGTTCCTGGAGTTGATCTGTTTCGCCCAGCCTTGATTCCGACTGAGGATGGGAACCGATTCTACGACACGTGTTCATTCCTGTCTCACGCAATAGGTGCCAAGCACTTCGACGATGAAACTCTCGAATGTTATCGGCACCTTCACGCTGGCACTTGGTCTGACATCGTGGAGAAGTCGATGCCCGGGTTCCAGGATATGCACCGGAAGCTGCTTTCGGATCGGCAATTCCTGAAAGAGTCTCGCACAATGCAGAATGAGTTCTACAGGAAGCACGCATGAAGGAGATCCTGTCCATCTATCAGGAAGCATGCCTCGGCAATCAAAACGCGTTCGCCTTCGTTGTGGCGTTCCACGGCTACTGTCACCAGATCGACGACCTGATCGATGGAGACGTGGCATACAGCCCTGAGAACCTGCTCAAGGTGCTGATGGCAGCGAACACGCTCTACTCGACGCCATTCTATTTGGAACATGCGTGGAGACTGCAGCCTGTCATTGCAATGATCACCAACACGTACGCTGACTCTGTGGCCTGGGAGACTTCAGACGAGCCCTGGAAGCAACGCGTGGCGGACGTCATCAGGCAGTGCGGGAACGACATGATCCTGGCAGTCGCGTGGATCGTCGGTGGATGGAATCACGTTCGCTCAATTTCGCTTCGACTTCGAGAGGCTGCCTACCACGATCAACACAAGGAATAGATATGGCCGAATACGGATACTCGACTCCCTACAGAGGGACCACGATTCAACCGCTCCCGCCTGGGTACATGGAGGCAGCCACCGCTCCGGGACGCAATCTAGCCGCTGGCATCGCGCAATTCGGCGCCGGTATCGGTCAGGCCATCCAACGGTACCAGGACAACAAGGCTCAGAACGAGGCAGCCATTCAAACTTTCGAGACGCTCACCGGGATGGCCCAGCAGGCCCTGGCGTCCGACCCTCAGTACATCGCGGCACAACAGTACTACGAGACCGGACAGCTCCCACCTGGAGTCACTGAGGCTGACATCAATCGGTTCACGCAGAAGGTCCAGGCGGATAGGTCCATGCTCAATCGGATGGTCGGCCTGGGCGAGAAGTTCGGTGACATGAGCGTGGCCAAGAAGAAGGCTGCGATCGGTGACATGGCTATGGTGCTCCAGCAGTATCAGCAGCGCGGGGAGGCCGACATGAAGCGTGAGGTCAACCAGCTCGCACTCGACAAGGCCCGGCGTGAGGCTGCAACAACTAGGCAGATTGATATTCTGATGGGGCAGGCTGCAAAGATGCCGACCACGCGCACGGTCGATGTCCAAGAGGCTTATCAAGTTCCTGTTCCTCCTCCTGTTGGACAAGTTCCAGCAACAACTAAGGCGCAAGCACCTCAACCAGCAATTGAGGAGGTTGCAAAGCAAAGGTTGGCCCTCAAGCAAGAAGCTGATTCTCTTGAAAATCTTGCAGTCCTTAATGAGCGTGAGGCTATAACTCGTGAAAACCAGCTTAAGCAACAACAGGCTGCGCTGAATGCCACTCAGGCTCCGTATTCACAGACGGCGCTAGGCGCTTCGATGGCCGGTTCTGGAACTGGAATCAGGATTCCATCGCTACAGGGACAAACAAGGACTCCAACTCCTTTGGAGCAAGAAGTTGCTCAAGAAAAATTCAGAAGGCAGTCAGAAGAGGTTTTTTCATTCACATCTCAACTTCGTCAAAAAGCCGCAGAAGATCGGGCCAAGGCTCAACAACTTCGAGCCCAGATGGAAAACATTGGTAAACCTGCGGCTGTTAGTCAGCAGGCTAAAGCTGCACCAGTTGTTCCTGCTTTTGAAACTAGGACGCGGACAGTGCAGTCACAGCAGCAGGTGCCTTACGAGGATTTGAGGAGACAACTTGTAGACTTGGCTCGCACCGAAAGCATGGCTCCGGAGGCTTTTGCTTCCATTGACAAGGTGCTGGAGATGGCAGGAACAAAGAGGCCAATACAGGTCGAGTCTTCTGTAACTCCTGAAGGCATCACAGTGATTAGAGCTGACGGGAAGGTGGACATCATTCCGCCTGTCAAACAACCCAACCAGCCTCTTACTGAAGCAGACAAGGCGTTCATGTCCAACGTGTCTGAGTATAGGACATCTCTCGCCGAGCTTAACAACGCCATCGACAACTACGGGACATCCGAGTTCCTTGATCCCAAGGGGTCTGTCCTTCTCAATTCAATCCCATACAAGGTTGCCATCATGTATGCGAAGATTGTTGATCCGGGGTCAGTTGCGCGTGAAGGCGAAGTTGCTGCTGCAAAGAAATACCTCATACCGCTTGGAGTCGGTGTGCGTCCTTCTGTTGCCAAGGCAGCAATTGAAAACCAGTTGGCTGAGATTGAACGCAGGACGTCAATCTACGAGCAGATCACTGGAAGAAGGGTGCCCGGTTCTTCTGGAGTTACAGAATCGGGCTCTTCTTCTGATCGGTATACATTGATTCGCGGCAAAGAAATCAAACCCGTCCAGTAAATGCCCTACACAGTCGAGATCCCCGGAGGTCGTGGAATAGTCGAGGTGGCTGATGACGTGCCGCTCGAGGAGGCTAGGCTTCAGATCGAGAAGCAGTTCCCTCCCAACGGTGCCGAGATCGCCGAACGACTTGCCGCGGAGCCCGACTACCAGCCGACCACTGAGGAGTTCCAGCTCTACAAGGACTACGCCAAGGAGAAGCAGACCAGCTTCATCGACTCGTTCGCTCAAGGGGTCGACTACATGCTCGGTGTCGCAGGTCGTGGCATTGCCGCTGGTGTCACAGAAGGCGCTGCACTCAACCCAGCCAACTACCTCGAGGCGATGGGTCAGGGCACGCAGCAGCTCTACGGGATGATCGCCCAGTCGCAGGACCCCAACAGCGCACTGTTCAAGCTCAAGGACCTGATCAACGGCACCGGAACAATCGAGTCTCAACGTCAGCAGTTCATCGAAGCCCGGAAATTCAACCAGGACCTGGCTAAGTACGAGAGCGGTGAGTCGACCTTCCTGCCCAAGGAGATGGTCAACCCTGAGTACGTTCAGGCTGCCGCGATGATCCTCGATCCAACACTGGCCCTCCCCGGGCTAGGCGAGGTCTTCGGTGCTGGCAAGCTGGCAACCAAGGGCGTCGGGCTGGCTGCTCGAGGCGTCGGACGCGGTGTCAGTGCGCTGGCAAGGCCCGTGGAGACTGCGACCAAGGCCGGTGAACGAATCCTGGCTGAGGCAATCAATGTGACTCCAGAGGGGCTCGCAACTGCAGCACGGACGACTGGTGTGGCTTCTGCGCTCGGTGTGGCGCCCGCGGTTGGCGTGGTCGGTGCCGTTCCTCTCATTGCAACGACTGCCCGGGAAGCTGGCGAAGCTCTGGCCACTGCTGGCGAGAACCTGCTGACTCAGCCTTCCAGGATTGGCCCGCTCGAGGCCATCGGACGCATTCCTGGAGCCAACCTCCGGCAACGCACGCTCGGTGTCATCGGACAGTACGGTGGGGACGCTGCACTCGACACGGCTCTGCGGGCTACTGCTGGTTCCATCGAGGGCGGCGCGATCGGTGCTGGTCTAGGTTACCTGGGAGGCGGACAGGAAGGCGCCGGGTTCGGTGCTGGATCTGGTGCTACGATGGGTGCTGCAGGTACAGCCGCGGCTCGTGGATACCAGAAGCTCACAGGCAAGGCAGCCCGGGAAGCTCGACAGGGAGACTTCGATCGGTACGTCGCAAGCCAGGACGAGAACACTGCTAGTCTCCTGCGTCAGATCGAGAGTCAACACGGCCTGGATGTCGCTTCCGGATTCATGGACGCCACTGCACTGGTCCGTGGTCAGCTCGGGGACGTCAACGTGACGCTGCTCTCTGCTGAGGACTACAGGAAGCGGTTCGGAACCAACAGTCGCGGTGTCCAGATTCCAGAGGCCGACACGCCTGCCATCTACGTCAACGCGGACCTCTTCGGTCAGGGCAAGGGAGACTCTCCGCTCTACACGCTGGGCCACGAGGTCTTCCACGCTCTTGAACGTTCGGAGCAGCTCGCCAGTCGTGCCAGTGATATCAAGGACGCTCTGGTCGGCAGCTATGTCGTCACAGACGGTGTCGCAACGAAGGTCACCAATGGTCTGTTCGATGACGCTGAGGTGGAGGCCAGGTTCAAGCAGTACCGGGATAAGCTGGCGCCACAACAGGCTGAGGCTCTCGCTCAGTACGACACCCCACAGAAGCGTGCGGACTTCGTTGCCTCCGAGATCGCTGCTGAGTACACGGGCGCCCTGTTCGCTGGCCAGAAGCCTGACGCTTTGCTGCGCGGATTCAGTGGTCTGACGAGGACTCTGCTCGACCAGGCGCTGACCAAGAACGCCGACTCTGCGCTCAACCGGATCGCTCAACGCATCGAGAACACGTGCGGACTGAAGCCGCTCGACTCGATCCTGTTCCCAGACCTCAAGCAGGCCAGCCCCCAGGTGAACGCGATGCTGCGGGACATGGTGCGTGCTCGACGTAAGCTCGACGAGAG